AAAAATCATCAGGACTTATATCTATCTTTTCTCTATACTGTTTTTTAGCATCATCACAAACAGGCTGAAAACGATTTGGGTCGCTACCAAGATAGACACAATCGTCCTTAACGTCCTCGCCGCTATCCTTAATCGCATTAACTCCATGTAACGAGCAACAAAGTACTCTATCTGCGGCCCTAATTGCATCTACCCATACTGGATGAAGCGGCACACCATCTATCGTTATATACTGTACCCATTTAAACTTATCTCTATGTTTGGATTTAGCAATATATTTTACTGCCCAAACATCCCCAAAAGTAATAACAATATCTGGATTAATCTTATCTACCACTTCATCAAAAAGATACTCGCCATAAGCATCTTTTTTAATATTACCATTTGGTAATCTACACATTGCAGCAGGACACGGTATTTCGTCCCATTTGCCATTATCGTGCGGTTTATCCAAAAACCATCCTAATTCGTGTATATCATATTTTCCCGTACTACTTAAAAAAGAAAGAACCTCGTAAGAAGTCCTTCCCATGCCTGTCTTTAAACCTGACCAGTCACTTATCCAAAGGATTTTAGCCACCAAGCCTCTCCTTAAACACTATTATTCAATATTGCCTACCAGAATACCAGTGCTTGAACTTGCAATTTTACTTTTTACAACAGAAATAACGCCCTTTCTACCGCCATTATTTAATACGCGTTCTCTGTTCCATAAGCTTTTAAGAATTCTAATGTCGTCAGTATTAGCAACATATTCTTTAACTTCTGCTACAGTGCCGCTCAATATATCGTCTAAATCCGAATTGCGTATAACATTAGCAGAAAGCTTAGGAACGTTTTTTTGCTTCTGTATAGCAAGAGCCCCTTCTGTTTTAACGTACTTTTTAACTTCTGATGGAGTAAGCTTAACAAGGCCACCTGACAATATTTCTAAACGATATGCCTTAATTTCTTCATCGTCCAACATAGTTACGTCGCCAGGATCAATAAGTCTCCTTGCTCCAACATGCGGTTTCTTATCCTTAAACAATTTCAAACCCAGTGACACGCCACTCTCATTACGAAAATACGTAAAATCACCTTTTTCTTCAATAATTCCTGTCTCTTCCATGTTAATCACCTCACCAAGCAATTTTATAATGCGGCGGCTGAAAAAATCAGCCGCCGCACATTTCATTTCAATTACACCACGCCACGAACACAAGCACGAATATCAGTAATACCAAATCCAACCTCTTCTGTCCCTATTACTTTCTGGCGCAAGCTAGAAATAGCAGTAGGATCATCATAAGTTACAAAATCAAGGCGAACTGGCATCCATCCAAAGTTACCTGTATCAAAACCATAAATGTAAGTATCGCTGATATAAGGGCTGCGAACAACCATTACGTCTGCGCCCCACACGTTGGTAAGACCAAAATTCAACCATATTTCACGCTGAGTTACAGCATCAATAGCATGTGTTACAGTTGTCGTATCGGTGCTTGACCATTCTCTGATATAAGCAGCGTTAGTAGGAGACATTACAAGAAGGTTGATCTTGAAATCAGATGTTTCTTGCATTTTTGTCCACATCATGTTCAAAAGAACCTTTGTTACACCACTAACTCCAGCTTCATCAACTGAACGAGTATCTGCTGTTCCGTCATAAGCGGTAACAGCGGTGTCAATAAGGCTCCATGCGTAGCTCTCTTCTTGCTCGATAATGGCGCGTTGAAGCTTCTCGCGTGAACGCGATACAACGTCAAACCTAGCCATTCTAGCAAACCTAAGTTCCCATTCAACACTTGAACCTATTGAGAACGTGTTAATTGCAACCTCTCCAGAATGCACAATGTTTTGTGGCACTTTGGCACGAGGAGGCAATACCCACGCATCAATATTTTCAATGTCAACGGGGAAGATAGCGTCTCCGCCGCTAGTCAAATCACCATACTGGAAGATACGTCTTGCGGTAGAAAACTGATCCAAATCTGGTTGAATTACAGCGCCCATCTCAGCAGCAATAGCCTTACGAGCCTCTGCCCCTTCCATGGTGTTTGAACCAGAAGTTATAAGCTGTTTCTTAGCTTCTGCCTTAAGCAACTCATTGCGTTTAATTTCTTCAGATGTCATATTGTTTTTCCCTCCTTCTCTATAAGGTTATACCAAAAGCTGTACTTGAGCTTCTGTTGAGGTTACACAAGTAACCATTAATACTTTTTGGCTGCTACCGACCTCAAAGCAACCAGCATAAGAAGTATGTGGCTGTAAATAATCGCCAATGGACAAACCAGATGGCATAACAACCCTACCGTCCGTATCCTCCATACCCATAACGTACCTATAAATACCACCATCTACATACACACCAGTCTTATCATCTGGATATGCAATAGTAGGATCAATAGGTTTTACAAAACCCTTATCTGTACCAGGATCAGCAATTACAGTAACAGTGCAAAGACCAAGCGTTTTATTGCTAGTTCCAGTAGCGCCAACCACTTCTCCGGTATCCCACGTTACAACACAACCAGGAACAAGATTATCAACATTCGCTGTGGTATTATCAAGGTCTTTGGTAATCAAGGTTCCTTCAAATTCAGCATTAAAATTCCTTGTTGTTGACATAAATACTATTCACCTCGCTTATTTTCTCAAATCAAAGATGCTACGAATTGCTTCCTTGGTACTAGGACCATCGGACTCATTATCAGCATCGCTACTACCATCTTCGGCCACACCTTTGTTGTTCATAACAAACAACGCTCTAGCTATAGCTCTGGTATCAAATACTTCTGTTTCCACAGCTACGGCCTGTTCAGTTGGCGGTTCTTCAACAGCAACAACTGGTTCTTCCAGTGCGGCTTCGCTGCTAGTTTCTGGCGTCTTAACAGAAGCCATGTCTTTTAAGATATCAAGAAAACTACTAAAATCTTCGTCTGACATACTAGCAACTTTTTGTTTTACATCTTCCTGCTTTGCTTCTGAAAACTTAATTCCAGCGTCTTCGATTACACACATTCTAGCGTTAATCATTTCTGCAAGCGCAGCATCAGAATTCTTCTGCACCATTTTCTCAACAAGACCAGTAAGCTCCGCTATCTTAGCTTCAAGTCCTTCGACTTTTGCTTTAACAGCGTCTTCTTCAGGAGCCGGTGTTTCGACAACTTCAGGAGTTACAACAGGATTTATCTCTGCTGTAGCTTCGACCTCTTGAGGATTGTCCGCTACAATTTCTTCCGCCGGAATTTCAGTAGCCACAACTTCTTGTTCAGAAGCACTTTCGGGCGTTTTTTCTGTCATAGCAATAGACTCTCCTTCCTTGCTTTGTGTTTCTTCGGTTGAAGATAAAGCGTCAATTAGCTCATCGTTTGTAAACTCATCATAGTCCTCTTCTGAAGCCTCCCCCTCTTTCTTGTAAGACTTCAAAAGGGCTTTTGCGTGTTTACGAAGATGCGCCTCTGCTTTTTTTGCCATTGATTCTTTGCTTATGCTATCTGTAACAGGCTTTGTTTGAGATGCTCTAGCTAAAGCGTTTTTAAGATGCACAATATCCACACTAGTGTTTTCTGCCGCACTTTTAACCCCTTTATTATGATGCGGTAAATGTCTAGTGTTCTTGTTGTCAACTTCGCCACGCTTAAAAGCCGGTTCAATAACAGCAAAAGCTGCGTCGGGAAGGTCGTTTATGTACTTTCGCGTCCATTTTTCTCCGGTAGAATACCCTTCAACAGCGTCTTCTACCATTTCCGCAATAAGACTAACAATATCTTCGTTTATGTCGTTTTTTCCCACACACTCCCCTCCCTTCGTATTAGTATCTATAATACCATTATCAGACACCGTTTCCCCCTCGAATTGGCCTCTAGATATAGGCTTATATCCAATTTTAATAACCTTTCTATCGTCCTGCAACGCAGCAACAGACAAAAAAACAGCCGCTTTATCAGCAGGATTTTCAACAATACCGCTTGCGCTAAAAAACAAGTTTTTAAAACCACGAAAAACAGGTTTGCCATCATATGCGCCTTTATTGGCCCAAGTCATTTGGAGTTGGTCAGCCAATTGATGATCGGATGGTATCTGATAAGATTCGTCTCCAACTATCCACACATAGTCGCTAAAATAACACTCCATGCTTACGGCAAGCTCCCCATTCATGGCTTTTTCTCTAATTTTTTGTGCATACTCTTGATAAACCATAGCCCATACAACACCAGTACAACTTATATGTCCTTTTGATCCAATCATAGTAGACGAAGGAGTATACCAACTATCTGTTATTGTCCCAATATTAAGCAACGGATCGTGTTCCCAATTCATTGGCTTGTTTACAGGGGTTCTTGCTGCCACCTCAAGCTCACTCTCGAAAAAATAATCACCGTTTGCGTTGGCCCCAGCATGACACAATATAAATGACAAGTGTAAAAGATCTGGCGTTTTTATACCTTCATCAAAATTGTATGCAATAGCATTAGTAATACCAATTATTTTTGGGGCAACAGTTACAAAAAATTTTCCCATAATTCACACCTACAATCCTGGTGGCGGCTTAATGTCGCTTTTCTTGTTCCTGGGTTTAATATCTTTTTTATTCGGTGGTCGCCCAGGAGCATCTTCAACCGTCTTAGGTGTTTCTTGTGTGGACGGAGAAGCTTGATACGGAGACTGTCTTGGCACAAATAAATCTGAGTATTCTTGTTCTGTAGTAAGTCTTTCTATTTCTGTATTCAAATTTGATATTTTTGTACTTTCAAGAGCAGACCTAACTGACAAAACACCACGATCTATTAATCCAAGTACAAGCTGATTTACAGTCGCCTGATCATCAAGGTCAGGCGTATCTAAACGCACAGAAGGTGGGTCAACCCTAAATTCCTCACCAAGTACCCCCCATTCGTGTTTTAGCCAGTTGTTTATTCCACGAATACCATCTTCAAGCATTTTCTTCATAACTTTAAAAGCCATTACATAACCAGAAAAACCACCCTCACCAGTAATTAGAGATGTTGGAACACCTATAACTTCACTTAGTTCCCTATTTGGTTGTATATACTTGTCTGCATCAAACACATCTGTATTGGGAGTAATCTGATTTATCTTTAACGTGTGGTCATAAACAAGCATATAACTAGGAGAAGGCGTCTTCAACATTGTTGCCACATCTGTTAATTGGGCCCTTGTCGCTGGAAATTCATCGCTACCTATGGTTACAACAATAAGCTGATTAATAAACCCTTTAGCAGTAATACTTTCGGCTACTCTTTGGGTTTGAATATAATCCATTGTTGGAAAACCAGGAGTAATAGATGGTATTGCATATTCTTGATAATTCATTTTCTTTTTGTATATTGCATATGTTTTTTCTGGATCAAGTGGAATTTTACTACCTGCTTTAATAGCGGTTTGCCAATCTTTTGGTAACGCCTTAAACATCTCTTTAATCTCTTTAATAGAAGAACCGGCCATTTCTTTCATCTTATTAGTAACTTTATACGATAAATAAACATCTCCAAATGGAGAAACGGCTTCTACATTAACTAATGTCGGATCAAGAATGGTGTATATAACCTTTGGTGGTTCCTTTTTAGTACCTTTTGATAAAATCTCTCTGTATATAAAAACATTTCCACTAATATAGTATTCAAGTAATATTTGTTTTATAATGCCATCAATATCGTTATTTTCTACAAGTATTTTAAAAAACTCTACGCCCTTTGTTTCTCCCTCGTTAATAATTCCACTAAAAGAAAAGTCTACCATTATATTTGTAGCGGTAGCATACCTTCCGCAATTAAAATGATATGCATCCCACGCCATTTTAATTAGTTCTTTTGGATGTGTTGATGTATTAACGCTAAAACTACGACGTTGTTCCTGAAAAGTTAATAAAGAATCATATCTGTCGTACACATCGGCTGTGACGTGCTGATATTTTTTACCACCAAGCCACGCACTATCTTCAATCTTTATTATAAATGGTGATAGATCCGTGTTTGCAACAGACAATGGTTCTTTTGCAGTATTAGTGTTTTCTTCCACTAAAAACCACCCTTTATAGCTTGCTTGTTACTTTATATACCCCTGTTTATATAAAATATAACATTTAAACCCAAATACCGCCTGCTAATTTTCCTTGCGGTTTTAATCCCTCGGCTAAGAAGTTCTTGGCAGCCCAATGCGCAACCAATAATGACGAATATAAATCTTTGTGCTGACTAGGCGGGTCTATATCAAACTTTAAATTGCCAAAAGTACCACCATCATAGGTAACAATACAACTCAATTGCTCTTTTGCCTTCTCTATTTTGTCACAAACGTCGCTAACAACAGCATTATATACCTCATCTGTTTCACTCATGTTGTTAGAAACAACAGATGGGAAATATATACCGCCGTTTTCCATAGACGCTTTTAATGCAAAATTCATGTCATTAACAATCTGAGGTCTAAACGCGATAGTCTCTATAATACGTTTTCCTTTTATTTTATTATCTGAATCTATTGGAAATAAAGGAGTATCGATGATTTTATTACCAGTGATTGGGTGAATCATTGGATAATCTTCGCTAAGAGCGTCTAAAACTGCATAACCACCACCACCGAGATCCAAACCAATACGCGAAACATTAAACTTAATGGCCAATTCTCTAATTTGTCTAGCTAACCATTGGAATTTCATTTGATGATACGCATTAACATAACACACACGAAAACTATTGCTGCCAATTTCAAGGATAGTAATAGCGGCCCAGTCGTATGAACGAGCAGGGTCAACGCCCATAACATAATAAAATTGAGAATCACCCTTGTCTCTTATTATAACATTAGACGAAGTACACATATCAATAAGACTTCTTGGGAAGAAACCAGCAGAATCAGCAGGAAAATGACGCTCCCACTCCATCAAAAATATGGTTCTTGGTGTTCTTTTACGAGCATCTTCTATGATAGACGGATCATAGAAATCATACATTTCTGCGTCTCTATAATCATAATCGTGAACAGAATGATTAGTGTCTCCATCACGAACCATCGCTTTATATTCCAAAAATGTCTTAAACAGGTGATTAAAACGATAATAAGCGGAACTAGCCATGATAAGTTTGTTGCCACCAAACGAGTCTTTTACTCCCCAATCGTCTTTTTTACGCAAAGTTCCACGTTTGATGGCCATAAATGGGAAAATAACCTGATAAACAATATTCTCAGGCACAAAAGCAAACTCATCTATAAACAAAACGTTAAATCTTGCTCCACGAATGTTTTCTCCGTCTTCGGTAAGTGGTAAAGCAGATATCTCTGAACCAGATTTTGTAGACCAGAACGTTCTAGTTGGGGATTTTGATGGGCCCTTATCGGTAGAATCAACTAAAAAGTCAGAACATCTTACGAGTTTACTAACTTCACCAAATAAATAATCAGAAGCCTGCCTATACGTCTTAGACAAAAGCCCTATTTTTATACCAGGATATAATACCGCCATCAAAACCGACGAAAGAGCCATTGTATATGTCTTTCCGGCTGCTCTTCCCCACACCATTAGTGTAAATTGCTTGTTCCATATATCGCTAATAGTCCTACGCTGATACCACGTAAGTTCTCCATACGGACCAAGCAAAAGTCTTGCTGCTAAAATTGGATCGCTACGACAACTATCTATAAAATCTCTATATTTTTCTACATCAATATCGGCCATACCTTCTCCTGTTTATTTCCATAATTTTAACGCAATACCTAAAGCACTCATAATAAACAATATTACTGCTGCTGCACCACCCCACTTAGCTATCCATATCTCGTGTTTATTAACTATCCCATTTAAATTATTTATTTGTAGTGTTGTTGCAACAAACTTCTTGTCGTACTCTTCTTGTGATAAACATTCTTTTTCTGATATTTCGTCTAACGATCTCTTAATATCATAAACATTCATTGCCATATAAACTTTATACTCACCGTCAGTCATGTCTTTTACACGAGAAATTTCTTCGCCGCCATTCATAAAAGGCCCCCTTGTTTCCATTTCATAACAATTTCGACATCACAATTATAACATTTGCCACAATAGTTAGAAGTTTCATTACTAACGTCTATCATAACTGTTTTTTCTCCACAATTAGGACAAATTCTCCATTTATCGCTACCAAGTATGCCATTATATGACACAATATTGCCATACCCAATACACTCTGCGCTATTATCTATTAATACATTATTTAGTATTTGTACTACAACACAATGATTATAATACAGTGGGGCATTAACTTTAACAAAAAGACCAATCTGTCCAAATTCAGTAACAAGTTTAAACACAGAACCATGTGTTATTGCACCAATTTCTGAACTGTTACCTACTCCGTTTTCAAATTTATCTGATACATCACCAATACAAACACATTTCGCAGCAGGCGGCAACAAAAAGTAGGAGCCAACATCTCTAGCGCAAACAAACCTGTCAGATACTACATCGCTTGTTCTTACCATAAGGGCGGATCCGAGCAGAAACAAACCACCTGGTTTAATATCACACACGTTCATCGTCAGACACCTCATCAAATATTTCTGGCTCAACGTCTATAATATCTGGGGTTCTATCAGAATGCACTCTCATCATGCGCTCTTCTTCAGCAATATCACTATCTTTTTTCTTATTATATTCTAGTGTAAAAGTAGCTTTATCAAATTTTGAAACAAGTTCAGCAAGATTTACCCCGTTATCATTACGATGCATCATAAGCCTCTGCTCTCTAAGAATGCCTAGTGACTTCATGTCTAAAATCATACGTTTATGATTGTTTGTTAGAGCAAAATCTGTACCAGCGGACAACCCATTGTCTCCATTTGTTTCGTTTATAGCCTTTGACAACAACCTGCGGTGCAAAATCTCTTCAAGGACAAGAGATGATACAAGCATATCGTCAACACTATTGTTTAACTCAAATTCTCCCTTATACGTCTCCTGTCTTTCTAAAAAATACCCAAGTTCTTTTGTGTCTTTAATAGCGGGTAAAAAACTGTTGTTGGCTTTTGCCCTGCTTTGTAAACTCATCTCCGTCTTTTCTGAACCAATAACAATATTTTCGTTTTTCTTTTTTTCTCCACTCTCAGTGGTACAACCGTTAGACAAGCCATTCCTCTGGTGGATAGAACCTTGTACAAAACTGTATGGATCACTCTCTATAAGTTCGTCTACGCGATTAACCAAATTATCAAGATCTTCGTTTATATCATCCATATTTACCACCATTTTCTTTTTACCCATAAATCACAATATCGTAACATTTCCCTTGTTTTTGATCAAAAACAACGCTACTAACATAATACCATGAAAACATTTTATCAAAAAGAAGCATCATTTTCTACTTACATCGAAGTAGTAGTAAAAGCCGGATCTCTTAGAGACCCAGAAGAATGTTTAGGTTTATCGCATATTGTTGAACACACATTGTTACTTGGTGCCAACAAAGATCTTACAATACTAGAAGACTTTGGCGGATACTACAACGGATACACAAGACAAACATCAGTTTCGTATGTCTTTTCGTTCCCGTCGCATATAGCCGCAACAATCATACCAAGGATCTTTAACGTTTTTAACATTAAAACACCACCACAAGAACAAATTGTTAAAAACTCTATCTCTTCAGTGCTTGAAGAGATGCATTCAGATTCCACAGAGCCCCACTCTACAATGATTGAGGCTTTTATAAAGCACGGGTTTACAACTGATAAGCCAGAAGCTATAAGAGTTTTTGGCAATCCAGAGAATTTTCATTACGCAACACCCGACTTGATATT